TTAAGAAAAATAAAAAAAGGAGCAGACGTTGTATCCAAGGCCAATAATCCATACACAAGAGGCATAGCAACTGGAGCTATAGCAGCAGACATAGCTTTAGACCCAGAAATGCAAGACATTGCAAAAGATATATTTGCCAATGACGCTTTAGATGATGCAGCAGAAGATCTTGAAATAGTAAATGCTAACGAAGAAGAAGAAAAACCAGATGAAGAAAAGTCTTTTGACAAAATGAAAGGACTAGCAGCATTTGCAGAGTTTGCTAGTCAACTAGGCACATCTCCTGGAGATACTCCACAAATGACAGGCGGACAGTTTATTAGACAAAATCCTTTTGAAGCTCCAGGCGTAATGAGAATGGCCGATGGTGGCATAGCTCAACTTGCAGATGGCGGAAGAGTAGCTGCTCTTAAAGCTGGTATAAAAGGATTAGCAAACAGATTAAAACCAAAAAAGAAAACAAAAACTAAAAAGAAAATAGACAAAGAAAAAGAAACAGCCATATCTAAAGACGCTCCTGAAGGTGACTCTTTTATATCGCCAGAAGTAGCTTATTTAACAGGCAAAGGTAAAGAAATTCTTGGTAAAATTCCTGCAATGCAAAACCCCAAAAGATTAGCTACTAGAACAGCTCTTTATGGAACTCCTCTTGCAATGGGAGTATCTGCTCTTTTACCTGATAAACCACCCATAATTCCACCAACAGGAGGAGCTGATGGAGGTGGAGACAAAGATGTTTTAGATGGAGAGTCATTAAAAGATATTCATTACGCTAGATCAATGGCTCGAGCTCAAGAAGCTGGAAGAGATAAGCCTACTTTCATGGATTATGTTGCATCTTTCCCTGGAAGCTACACTGATAAACTTAGTAAAGATCCAGAGTTTGCACAACAAATGATGGCTGGCTTTGTGGCCATGATGACACCAACAGAAGGTATTGTTGAAAGAAGTGGTTTTGCTGATTTTGCTGGCGGCGTTATGGCAGAACAAGCAAGACAAGAGGGAGAAGTTCCTGATCAGATTAAATTAATAGAAGCAGTCAGTGAAAACCCAGAATTGTTAGAAGCTTATAAAGGCTTTCAAAAAGCAACAAAGCCGCAAACTTTTGAAGAATTGCAAAACGCAGCAAAATTAATTGAAGGAGAAATAAAAGAATCTCTGTACAAAAAAGCTGGCAGTAAAAAACCTGTGCTTAGAAAAGGATCTCAAGCTATAGGAAAACCAGAACCATTAAATGCTTTTACTTTGTATGAAATGTTTGAAAACGCAGGTGGAGACTCAGCAGCTTTAGCAGAAGTTATAGCTCAAGTTGAAGGGGTAAAATAATGCCTACGGTAACCTTACCGGACGGAACTAATTATTTCATTGATAGCGATGATCCCAATGAAATACAAAATCAAATATCACAAATAACCAAACAAAAACTTTCTCCAGAAGGATCTACTTTAGGAAACATAGGTAAGGCAGTACCCGCTGGCCTTATTGGAGCTGTTCAAGGTGCTTCAACAATACCCACAACTTTTGTTGATCTTTTATTTAATACAGAAGTAACTGATAACGTTAATGAATTTTTTGATTCTGTTAAACCAGAAGTAGAAGGAACAGCTGGTAAAACAGTAGAAATGTTAGTTCAGTTTGGTGTGCCTGGTCTTGGTACAGTAAAAGCTTTATCTGGTTTAAGCAAAGCAAAACAAGTATTAGCTGTGGGCGCAGTAGATGCTGCAGTAGCAACAGATAATATTGATACTTTTTCAGACATGTTTGATAAAGAAAACGATGAAGAAAGAATTAAAAATCTTGCAGGCAGAGAAGCAGCAGCAGCTAGACTTAAAGAAAGATTGCAAGTTTTTGCTGAAACTTCTGCATTTGTTTATGGCGCTCCAAAAGTATTAGGTGGAGCTGTAAAACTTGCCGGGGGTGGGCTAGATTTAGCTGCGCCTTATTTTAATGCTTTAGCTATGGGTTTAGATAATAAATTTGGAGCAGTGGCAGCAGCTGAAAAAGCAAACAAAGGTTCATGGGACTGGCTAAGAAGAAACTTTACTTATGGTGGAACCTATGAGCAAACCGCAAAAAATAATAGAGCAATTATGGACGTCACTCAGGCACAAAAATCTTATGCCTCAGATCTTACTTTAGCTGTTGGTGACAACATGGATAAAATTCAAAAAACAATTGTAGGTGCTTTTAATTATGGTGGAAAATTAAATGCTGATGATGCTTTAGATTTAGTTAAATCTATTACAGCATATAGAACCCCACTAACTGTTGTTGAAAGAGATTTTCCAGCTCTCATAGGCGATGCAAAGAAAGCTAAAATGACTCAAATTCAAAATGAAGCTCTTAAAAAAATAAAAACTTATGAAGGCTCTGGAAATAAAATTGATTATAAAGAATTAGGTGTAGATTCTGACAATTATTTATCTTCTATTTTAACTAAAAACAAAGAACTATTTTCTTTAGAACAACAGTTGTTATCAGATTTAATTGTTGGCAAAGACTCTATTCCGGGTATGACGTTAGATGAAGGTTTTAAAAAAGCACTACAAGATAACATTGGAAAATATGGAACAACCTTGTATAGACAGATTCTTGACCCGGGATTTCAACCAGCTCCTGATGTATATAAAAGAGCTATTGATAAAATAGTAGATGTTTTTGAATTACCAAAAACTGATATTGGCGTATCTCAAGCAAAACAAATCTTTAAACAAATAGCAGATCCTGAAAATTATAAAGGAGCTGGAGGAGAAAAAACTCCAGAGCTTTATGTAAATAATATTAAAAGCGGATTATTAAAAGGAAAAAAATTAAAAAGCCTTCCAGAAATTAGAGAAGCATTAGGAGAAATTACTCCTTTAAATTACAAAAAAGGATCTGAATGGAAGCAAGCCCTAGAAGATGAAGCTTTTGCTTCTACTGCAACCATGTCTAAAATTGCAACTTTAGTAGGAGATATTAAAGCTTTCGATGAAATAAAAATACTTAATGACACAGCAACAAAAAGAGGTACAACAACATTTTTAAAAACGCCTAGTGAATTAAACGCTTCAGGAATAAATACAAAAGATTTATCTAGTCAAAGCAAAAAAACAAAACTTCTTGATAATGTTGAAGTTGATGGAGTTAACTATCAAAAATTTGGACCTGAGTCAGGAGTTCTACAAGATATGTATGCGCCAGAAGTTTTTGTTAAAGCATTAGGAGAAACAGCTTTTAATTTTAAAAAAGGTGTGCCAGATATTTTACAAAACGCTTATAAGGGATTGCTGGCTTTAAAAACCGTAGGGCAATATAACAAAACTTTATTATCCATTGGAGCTCATATAAGAAACAATACTAGCGTGCCAATTATGGCAATGATGAATGGTAATCTTGGGCCTTCTGGAAGTTTTGTTGATGCTTTTAAAAAATCTTTTGCTGGTGTATTTGATCCAAGAGCAAAAACAAAATATCAAAAAGAAATTAAAGAATCTAGAGATTATAAGATTAATGTAGGAAGAGGATTTCAATTACAAGAAATTGCTGATGTAGGTACTTATGCTGTACAAGATGTTGCCCTAATGGAAAAATTAAAAACAAAAGGAGTAACAAGTCAATTACAAAAATTTAGAAACAATTTTTTAAAGCCAATTGAAAGAACTTACACTGGATCTGATAACGCTGCTAGATGGGTTAATTGGAATGGCGAACAATACAAACTTTCAAATGCAATTGCTAATTCAACAGACGATGCTGTAATTCCAGTTCTTGCTGTTAAAAACATTACTGATCCAACAATTAGAAATTTAATTGAAATTGGACCTAGTGGAAGAGAAGCTGTTGTTAATGTTGGAAAATTAAAAGCCGCTGGAGACGATGTAGTAGAAAAATTTATTAAAGGTGAGGGTGCTGACATAGCCTTAAATGTAACTCCAACTTATTCTAGAGTTCCAGAAATAGTAAAAACATTAAAGTTTATTCCTCTTATAGGTAACTTTACTGCTTTCCCTGCTGAAATATTTAGAAACATGGGCAACACTTTGCAAAGATCTATTAAGGAATTAGCGAGCACCAATCCTGAGTTACAAAAAATAGGAATAAGAAGATTAACAGCAGCCTTGACTACAACAGTTGGATTACCAACAGGCTTAGTAGCAGCTGGAAAAGCTTTAACAGGATCAGATCAAGAGCAAATAGATGCATACAAAAGATCTTTTGCTGCACCCTGGGAAAAAACAGCGACCATGATACCAACAGAAACAGATGCTGCTGGAAACATTACAGGATTTATTAATTATAGTTATACCAATCCTTATGATTTTTTACAAAGACCAGTTAAGGCTTTGTTAAATGCTGTTTCAGAAGGTAATAGAAATGAAGCCAGTCTTATGAATATAGTAGCCAATGCGACAACAGATGCAATAGGAGAAATGGCAGATCCATTTGTGGCTCCAAGTCTTGGTTTTAACGCTGTTTTAGAAGCAAGGCAAGGAAGAACAGATACTGGTAAAATTATTTACAACGAATCAGATACACTTGGAGACAAAAGCCTTAAACAAGCTATACATGTTTTTAATGCGATAGCCCCAACAGCACTGCCTGTTACAATTCAAAAAGATGCAGAAGGTACTCAACTTGTTCAAAAAGATTTTATTACTGCTGTAGCGTCTCTTGCAACAGGAGAAAAAGATTTAATTAGTCCAAAAGGAAGACCAATTGATGTAGCTGAAACTTTAACAGCAGCTTTTACTGGGGTTAAAACTGTAAGGCCGCAGTTAAAAAAATCTTTGTATTATAAAGCAGCAGAATCTAAAAGAGCTATTAGAGAAACAACCAATGAGTTTAATAGACTTCTTAGATCAAATAGTGAAAGAGACTCAGAGGCTTTTATAAAGGGTTATATTAATACGAACAAAAATAGATATAATTCATTAAGAGATCTTTATACCGCAATTGAAGATGCAAGAACACTGGGTCTTTCAGATTATGAAATTAAACAACAGTTAAAAGTTGCAAAAGTAGCAAACAGAGATAAGGTTATGATGGGAATATTTAAACCTAGCGAAATAGATCCAGATGTTTTATCTTTTGCTAGAAGAGGGACAGAAATTAAAGCTGCTCAAGATGTTCCTGTTTCAGAACTTTTAGGCGCTAGATTAGATTTAACAGGGCAGAGCCTTCAAGGACAATTCGAAGATCCACGCAAGCAATCAGTTGCTCCGCCAGTTAGAAGAGCAGCGGATGTATTAAGAGAAGAAGAGATAAACAAAATACTAGGCACACCCTAGAATATATCAATAACCAGCTCACATCTTGGATCGTCTTTGTCTACTCCACCAAACTTATAGACCACTTCTTTTACTTGTTTGAAGTCATCGTCTTGTATGATCCCAGCTTTAACCAAAGCGTCACAAGCAAACTTATCTATGACTGAACATGGGTTGCTTATGTCAAGCCTTCTGTTGCTTCTAGCATAGTAGGTGTATGTCAATCTAACTGGCTCAATAAATTTAGGTAAGTCTTGTATCTTTTCTACAAGATCTTCTGAGTATATTTTTTTTGCTGTAGATAAAACTCTGTAGTGTGCGTTCCTGTAGTTGTTTAAGTTCAGAATAAATTTTTTTTTCTTTGAATAGTAAACATCCAAAGGTAGTTTGATTTGCATTAAGTTGATGGCCTGGTTTCAATCCATGGCCTAATTTGTGTAATAGATGAACCATTAAATAAATTTTTAACTTTATCGCAAGTCTCCAAGATCTCTTCTGGAAACCCACTGTTGACAACTTCAATTAATTCTTTGCTAGAAAAAAAGTTTTCGCCCGGCGTGTTAAGGTTCTCAGCCACGTTAACAAATCTAATCTTGTCCTTCTCATACAAAACCATATCGTCATCCTTTTCCATGACATGAGCTGGTATCAACTCAGGTATAAAGTTATGTCTTGAACAACCCTTGGTTTGTCTGTCCTCGCTAATCTTTCTATCGTGCTGAGTGCAATGCCAATGAGCATCTCCTTTCTCAATGTCAACCTTAGCAAACCTACAAGATCTGCAATGTATTTTAGGTGGCAGTGCTCTACTTAGGTAACAGGCTTGTTGGCCTGGTGTCATATAACTTTTGATTCTGTAATCTGTTTCTGGTATGTAGTTATCTGGTGGGATCTCTGCTAGTAAAATACTTTTTGCTTTCTCTATCAAAGAATCAAAAGCACTACTATCATACTGAATTATTTCAGTATATAAGTCTGAGTTATTTTTGTTATAAACAATTGCAATGCATTGAGTAAACTTAAACAAGCCCATGTATAAATGTAACTGGGCAGCATACTCTTCTGACCACTCGCAATAACTACCAATCTTTACTAGGTTGTTGAAGCGATTGTCGTTGGCTGTCTTGAACTCTAGCAAGAATGGATCTTTGGTATCAATCCCCGGAAAGTTTTGCCCTACGCCATCGATGTGTCCTTTGACGTGGCCTCCCAGTGCCTCTGTCTCAAACTGTTTACCATTAGAAGCAAGATCAAATATCTGAGCACCGGGAATCTTTCTAAGTTTCTTAATAAGATCATCTTCAACTACGTTGCCTAGATCAAGAAGCCTTAAAACTCTAGCAGGCATATCATCAGGCATAAGCCAGCGATAACGCATCCATAACAAACGTTGATTCGGATTACCTATCTGACTCATGCCTAAGTAAAATCTTTGACGCTTCTCTTGTTGCAGTTCAACATCGTCTAGTAAATGATTTATATCTTTCATAGATCTATATCTTCGTTTTGTTTAGTTTTAATTCCAACAACGTTCTCATACTTACCTTGCTTTTGCACAATGATTTCAGAGATTGTATCAAATGCACCACTGTTAATTAATTCAGCGGCCATCCACGGTTGACTTGGTGATCCCCACTTGGTAGTGATCTTCTTCCACTTACGCACCGCCATGTTGTGTGCAGTGGGATGGCCAAACATTAGTGGCATCTTCTTAGGAAAGAACTCATCCTTAACTGTAAAGACTACTTGACAATACTCACTGCCATTTTTGGACTTAACCACTGAGGCAAAGATATCTGTGATGGGTTTGTTTTTAGGAGGCGATGCTTTCTTTTCATCTGATAAGACAGCCTGTCTCTCAGCCTTGGTACGCCTTGCTACTTCTCTTTCCTTCTTGGTCCAGAGAACTTTTGATTGTGTTGACTCAAACACTTGGCCGCACTCAATGCATTCTTTAGCAGAGGGTGAGTTGATAGCATTACAGCTTGCACAAATCTTAGGCTTGTATCTTCCGGGAAGACTTTCGTCAGGCTCTACCTCATCTAGACAGCCATGCCTAGCTACGTTCTCACCGTAGTCAAGCAGCAAACAATTGTCTTTGTCATCATGCAGTCGCATGCCACGACCACACATCTGCACATACAAGCCAATGCTTTGTGTTGGCCTTAGTAAAGCTATGCAATCTGTTCTTGGAGCGTCCCAACCTTCAGTCAGCACACCAACGTTGCACAGCGCATGGATCTTGCCATCTTCAAAGTCTCGCAGTATTTGGTCTCGCTTATCGTTAGGTGTCTCACCTGTAATAAGTTCAGCCTTAATATTGTATTGCTGTAAGTACTGAGTCATCTTGGTTGCATGTAGCACTGACACGCAAAAGAAAACAGAAGCTGTTCTGCCTTTGGTGTAAGCGTTATCTATCCAGTCGTTAATAACCTCAATGATGGTTTCATCTACCATGGCTATGTCTTCTAATTCTTTTTCCCGGAAGTCTCCATTCTTAAACTTCAAACTAACTTTGCTAGCATCAATGATGGCATTGTCGTTGACAGCAAAGGCAGACAATCGGCACAGATAACCTGCTTGTATTAACTCTGGTATCGATACACTGTAGGCAAGACCTTTAAAGAAATGATCCTTACGCTTGCCATAGATATAACCCTGACCCATGCGATAGGGCGTAGCAGTACAACCCATAACTTTCATGGCCTGGCGTTCTGATAGGGTGTCAATGATTTTCTTGTATCGAGTCAAAGAACTAGGTGGCACGTTGTGTGCTTCATCGATAATCATGTAGTCAAACTTGCCAACCTTTTCTAATCTCTTGGGCGAGGCCAAGGTATCGCGAC